GTGCCTCAGTCGGCATAGAGGCGGGTGAAGTCCTCCAGGAAGTCCCGTGCCTCATCACCGCTCATGCGGGCGACCATTTCCTTGGCGACGGTCTCCCAGGAGAAGTCGTCTGCCAGGTCGTAGATGGCGCACTTTGCCTGGTTGGCGGTGAGGCGGGTGGCGGTGGTCATGGTGTGGTTGTCTGAACTGAAAGTATTGTAAGGGGTCAGAGGGGGCAGCGGCGCCCCCAGTGGACACTCAGTAGACCGTCACATCGGCGCCGACCTGCTGCAGGAGTTGTTTTACTTTATCCTGCTGCAACTTGATGACAACTTGAGAGTTGCGGTTTGCCTTACTGGTTCCCAGAAATGCATTGATTCCGTTGTTGCTGGTCACCCGCAAACGCAGACCGCAATCATACACATTCCCATCCGCATCTACAAAGTACACCATGCGGGAAGACTTGCCGTTGCCCTTGAGAACAATGCTGTATCCCTTGGAGATGTAATCAACTGCAGGATGTTGCGATGCGGAGAACTTATAAAGTTCGGAAGTCTTGGTGTCGTTGATCACCACATCGAACCCAGAGTTAGCATCAATCAGACCGCGACGCAGGATGTCAGTAACTTGTGCAGAGGTCAGAGTATCCAATGCCAGTTCACAAAGTTGATTGAAACTGTCGCGGATCTTCAGGACAAACTCTTCATCGGAGCGCAGTGATTCAGGCATCTGACGCAACTCCTTCATGTTGGAAATGAAGTGAGTGAAAGTATCACCCAGCGCATCATTGTAGGCGCTGGTGTTAAACCAATCAAACGAACCGTTGGTGATACCTTCCTTGCGCTTAATGCTGATCAGTTGATCATCAGCAGCAGCGTCTGCTTTTTGAGTGGTTCCGCCACGCTTTTCTACAGGGGAAGAGTAGATCTTAAGTTCGTTCAGGATACGAACAGTTTGATCCTCATTCTTCACGCCGCCGTGATGAACAGAACCGTCAGTCTTGTAAGTCATTTAATTTACCGTGATCGACACGGACGATAGGATGGTGGAGTCTTTAGGGCGCTGCCGTTCCCTTCTGAATGTATTGTAGCGGGTCTGGGGTCAGAAGGCAACCAACTGATCCAGATCCCATTGTGGCACACTGGCAACACCATCGATGACATACTGCCCGCGATGCTTGCGAATCCAGGCGTTAACGTGCTTGGTGGTCGTTGCGCTGTGCTTGAAGGCGGTGCGGATCCATCCCTTGCCAGGGACGATGGCAGCGACGGGGGTCTCATAGGAGAACAGGACGCAGGTCCCGTCTGCCAGGGTCACCTCTGCCTGGTTGCTGCCGATGGACTGAACTTTCATGGGTCGTTTGCGGTTGAACCTATTGTAAGGGGTCAGCGGGCGATCAGGTCGCCTGCAGTGTACAGTGCGCTAGCTGTCACATGGCGGACGGGTCGAATCGGTTCCCATAGTAGCCAGAGCAGCAGAGCACCGATCAGGAGGCGGAGCATGGTAGCACGGTGGAAGTCAGCAGAGCGGGAGCGGGTCAGGGCTCTCATGGGGCAAGGTGAGCAGGGGAACCACAGGAACGGTAGAATTCTACCATACGCTCTGCCTCTGCCAGGGTGGGGAACCACTGTGACCGCCACTCACAGGCATTGTAGGGAGTCTGGTAACGGACTTCGTAGCGGGTCAGTGCCATGGGGTCGGTTCGTTTGGTATGAAACCAGTATAAGGGGTCAGGGGGACCGATCAACGGGGTGTGTGCCAGTCCCTTAGGCGGCACACTGAAAGCGTTGGTTGTTGAAGTTAGCGTTAGAAAAGACCTCACGATTCACCAGTTTGAACATACCAAACTCATTGGTCATCACATAACCTTCGGCATCAATTCGGTTGCCGTAGAGGTAAGCGGCAGGACCATTGTTGCGGCAGAGGTACAGGCAGTCATCCTTAATAGACTTCACCAATGCCCACAAACGAATCAGGTTGATGTCACAGTTACCAGCAATCGCCAGTGCCTCACCATCAAGAACAGCACCAACTTTGATGAAGGTGTTAAACACTTTCTTCAGATGTGCAGCACCTTTGTTATCAACGAAAGTGCAGGTGGTTGCCATCTGACGGGCAAAGTTGCAGATCTCTTCTACATCAGCGAACGACGTTTGACCGTGCTGAATGTATGCTTCAGGTTGCACGAACTTCACGTGTTCGGTATCATTCCAAACGGAACGGTCAGGCATTGCCACAGCATCACGAAGATCGCTCTCAGCGTAATAGCAAGTGTGCGGAGCAATGATGATGCTTTGCCGAACAATCTCAGGGAACTTATAGGTCAGAGTGTTGGGAGTGTACTCATCCAAACCACCGAACCCGATAAAGTCACCCTGATAAATGGTCTTCACACGGGGCAGACTATCAAAGCAGCAGTGAAGAATTTGTGCTACGTTTCCTTCGTGGTTTGCATCAATGTCCTCATGCGATTCGTTTATCTTGATCTTTACTTTGTTGAAGACACTTTTGGTCCCCACGAAGAAGTTTCCAGTGGCAGGGTTGGTTCCCCAGACAATAGCAGGAGCACCGTCAATCTTGACGCTGAGAGTACCCTCAGTCACGAACCAGTCAAGAACAGAAAGGTCACCCGTCAGGATGGTATCTTCGGGGTGTTCGAGGTGTGTGTTTTTCATACTGTTAGTATTGCACGAAAAAGGGGGGACCGCAACCCCCCCTGTGCCACTTAGTCAGGTGTCACAATGTCTGGACCATCAGTAATCTTTACGCCGAAACTTTCCAGGGTTTCTTCATCATACAACTCAAGAATCTCACCAATCAACTGTTCTTCATCATAGGCAGAATAGCACTCGTAAAGTGTATCAAACACGAACTGTTCCATTGTCTTCATGTCCATCGAATCCATCACGAATTCGGCATACTTCTCACAAAGTTCGGAGAAGTCATCGGTCCAGGTTTTAACGTTGTTGGTCATCAGTCGTCTCCGAAGTTGTTAGAAAGAAAGTCCTCAAGTTCAACCAGTTTGGATTCACTCAAACCAGTCAAATACTCATCCACGATTGTAGCAAGCAGGTCAGGATCTTGCCTGCATTTTTCATACAAGAACTCAAAAAGTGGATTGATTGTCATTGGAGAACGTGGCGAAAGTTCAGGGATTTGATGCACCAACCATAAGCGGTGGTGATTTCTTCTACTAAATCATCTTCATCAGATGCCTCCCAGATTTGACTCAATGCCTCATCAAAGAGGTCAGATTTGTAATCATCATCGAGGTCATCTTCATCATCAAAATCAAACTCAATGTCGGTGATTTGGTAGAGCATCAGTAGGTCACCAGTGCAGAAACTTTATCATACAACTGGGCAACATTGACCCCCAGTTGTTCACTACATTCCTCCCAATCATCATGAAACTCAATGAGATCCAGCAGGGCACGAATCTCTGCTTGAGTGAGTGAAAGAACTTCAGACATTTCAGGCACGAATGAAAGATTTGTTGATGAGGGTTTGCCACTCACTAGGAGCAGAAAGTCGGGGGTTCATCTTTACCCAACGACCTTGAAACTTTACGAGAATCGACATCAGTAATCGTAGTTAGCGTTGAGGTACTCATTCACATCGAACTTCTCATCTTTGAGTTCGGGAATGTCGAGGTCAAAAATCTCACCAGGCATGTCTTGGATTTCGGACCAGAGTTCATCAAACATGGTGTGTCTTTCAGGGACGAATGTAATGTATCAGGGTCTGGGGGGCATCGCAACCCCCCTTGTGCCAGTTCTCAGGTTGGCACAAGCCCGAACCGTTCGATCATAATGTCACGAACCTGTTCACGGTCGAAACTATCACCATCACCCCAATTTGTACCACGAGTGGTAAGATACTGGATTGTGGCATCGATGATCATTGCATCAGTAACATTCATACTGTAGATACCACCAGGACCATAGAATGAACGAACGTAGTTAACGAATTCCATAATCAAATTACCGAAACGTTTACTTCTTTGATGTTTAAACCCATCAACTGGTTTGTAACACGATTGCAGATTACTTCGGTAGGGTTCTTGAGTTTCGAACGCTCATACCAGATTGTACAACAACCGTCATAGGTTTCGACACGAATTCGAATGTCTTTCATCGGTCAATTGCGACGACTTGAGTAACATAACCCAGCACGTGGCAGAACGCAAGGGGGTGTGTGCCACTACTCGAACTGGCACAAGACCCCTTGACTTTAAAGGGATATTATAATATTAGCATTCTCAATAAGGAAATATTATTGAGAATCAATAAGGATTATAATTGAGAATAAGATCCAATATTCAAACTGGCACATTACTCGAAAGGATCGAATTCTTTTACCCTAGAATGCACTTCCTCATCACCCTGCAGGTCTAGGATATCACGCCAATTAATATCATCTAGATCTAGGTCATCATATGCTATAATGTCTAGCGTGACCCGTATGTGCCGCTTTTGTGCTATCATGGTTCTCGTCTAGATGTGTATGTGTACTAGATTGTATCATGCATAATGACGATATGCAAGTGCTTCGTAATCTTGCCCATCTCGTGCATAATCCTCGTCGAGATCTGCCTCTTGTGCATAATACTCGTCGAGATCGTATGAATAATCTGATGCGCTTGTATAGTCGAGATCGTAGTCGTCGTACATAATGCTCGTCGAGATTTGTATGATGCCTTATGATTATAGCATAATTCTCGACGAGTTTGCAAGCCTTATGATGCACTATCTCGTCGAGATCATAATGATATATATGTATTCTCGACTAGATTTGTGTGCTTCTCGTAACAATCTAGACTAGATTTAGTGCATAAGGTCTCGTCGAGTTTTGTGTGGGTCTCGTGGCATTTCGCGGCGCGGGACTTGACAAACTGCGCGTCTTATGATACGCTCGCTAAACTTGCATAAAGATCGACCATTTATAAGCATTTAGAAGACTTAAAGATCGACCATTTATAAGCACTTAAAGGTCTTATTCTCAACAATAAACACTAT